CAGGCATCAACAGAGACGGCTACACAAGCCTGCCTAGAACACACGTTAGGGACACCAACAACGTACTGTCACAGGTCGAAGAGGGTTTAAGCTACCTTTACTACTCAACCCTAAGGAACGACAATGGCCTAAAGGACCCAGCAAAAGACAAAGCAACAGCCATTGAGTTTTTCAAAGCAGCTATATCACTTTTGGAGGCACAGTCATGAGCATGAAAGTAGGCAAAAGGACTAAGGCGTTCCAGGACTTCTTTACCCCTAAGGACGTAGCTAAAGATCTATTCAAACAATACAAAGGTTATTTAAAAGCACCTCCATATATCAATAAGATACTAGAGCCAGCCGTTGGTTCTGGTAATCTACTTTGGCCTTTACTTAAATCAAAGTACAAAGTTGATATAACCTGTATGGATATCCAAAAAGAGTACCTTAAATTCCTAGCTAAAAAGGCAAAGAAAAAAGGGTACAAAGTAACCACTGATAAAGATGGTTTATTACATATTTTAAACTAGAACTAATATACTTTATGGTATAATATAACATATAAAGGGTTATAGAGATATAACTAGCACTTAAAGGAATTTAAAATGGACTATAAAGAACTAAGATGGCTATACATAAACGAGGTGCGAACACAACTAGGAGTTGTTGTCGCTATAGGATTTGGTATCGCTAATGATATCAGTTCTAGATTTGAGCAACATAGAAGCTCATTAAAGAAGCATAATCAAGGTTATACACTACACTTAATAGGTGCTTACCTTGGGTACAACGATGACATAGTACAAGTTGAAGCATCAATGAAATATGACAAACTTGTACCTATAAAAAATTTGAATACAGACGGTTTTAGGACTGAAACTGTTGACCCCAAATATAGAGCAGATATATTCAATCATGTTAATAAGTTTATGTCAGATAAAGACTCCGATATAATAGATAATAAATATGAGTTGAATATGCTAACTATCAGTGGTATCAGAAAACCTGCTCCAATTCTTGTAGTTAAAGATATTATATCAAATATTGATATAATACCAGAGAGCATACTTATTATAGGTAATGACGGTTATGGTGGTTTTTCAATGATGAAAGAAGCTAAAGCTAAATACCGATTTGCTAATATAACTTTTGTTATTAGCGATGATAGTGCCTATGATGATGCTAAACATCAATACGGAGATTCAACAATGGTAACACTAATACACTCAGACTTTTTAACACATGACTTCAAAGACCAAAGATTTGATCTAGTTCTTATGAACCCCCCCTTCACTAAATTTGGTCCAAAGTTTATGGATAAAGCTATCACACTTAGCAATACCGTTGGATATATTCTTAGCATCAACAAACAAATTGAAAAGTATATAAAACGTACTAATGTAATTAAAGTGGTGAACACACAAAAATCTATGGACTATATGGGTGTGAACGCATGCGTAGCTGTGGGTATATACAACAAAGGCTTTTCAAATCCCAATAATATCAGGGGACTTCTTCTAGAGGGTATAAATAGAAAGACCTATGCCGGTCGAGAGACATTCGGCACTGCAAACGGCACAAAAGCACTAAACAACAAAAGTCTAAAAGGTTTTGTTGTATCATTTGCTAGACATTCTGATAAGTATGGCTCAGGCTATATTTATGTCGATGATGATACTACTCTACAAGACCTTATAGATGCCGGTCATGCAAGATTTTCTGGTATCAAGTGCTCAAAGTCAGAAGCTCAAGAGGCTTATGACCTTGCTAGACAATGCTCATTGCTAAACACAGGTAAAAGAACAGTAGGAACTTTAACCTATGATTCTGGCTACTTTAACGGATTTATACTATTAGGCTTAAACTAATATACTTTATGGTATAATATAACATATCAAATAAAAGGAACTAAAATGAACTTCAAACAACTTCAACTTCTCACTATGAGAAAGGCACAAAAAGTAAACCATATATTACATCTACTCCTTAGTATCATAACTGCAGGAGCATGGGTAATAGTATGGATACTACTTACAATCAACGCGGTGCTTAAAATCAATTGTATCGATGATAAGTTAAAAAAAGCAGAAACTAACCCAGCTGTACCAGCTACGATAGACTGCTTTAGATTATGGTAAAAGGAATGACATGAAAAAGTTTAAATTACACATTAAATGGAAAGACCCCAAATTCAAAGAGAATCAACCAATTTTCTTTGATACAGAAACATACAGAGACCCTACACTAAAGTCAAAAGCAAAGACATTGGTCTTCTACGGTAACACAAGATTGGTCCAGATGTGTCAGGGTGGTAAGGTACATATGTACGATATTATGGCTGGTGGTCAAAAGATGCTCGATGAGCTTTATAAATATACAAAGGGTAAACATTTTGTAGCACAATATGCGATTTATGATTTCTTCTGCCCTATGACTAAAGCACCACTAACCAAGCCAGGTCTAGTTGAGGATACTATATATATGGCTCGTCATGCATATCCAGAACTAGAAGCATTTGACTTAGGCGCATTATTTAAACATGTTGGACTAGAACCTAAAGGTGAAGAGGGTACATCAGATTGGGGTGTACCAGAACTAACTGAGGACCAGTTGTACTACGCCGCATATGATGTATATGGACTAGAGAAACTATATCATATGAAGATGATGGCTAAAGCACGTAAAATGCCTACATATATCATTGATACAAAAGCACTAAATTATTCTTTGAATTTTGCCTTTAATGGATTTAAGGTATGCCAGACTAGCCTAGAATCGTTCAAAAAACAAAAGATAGATGCTATATCAGAAGTGGTCAAAACACTCCCAGAATCGCTAAATGTAAACTCATCTAAACAGGTGTGTGAGTATTTAGGCACTGATGCAGCAAATGTGGGTGTACTAACTGAGTTATATCTAGATCAGCATAATGAAGATGCAGGTAATATCCTAAAGCTCCGTAAACTAATGAAACAACTATCTACACTAGAAAAAAAGTGGAGCTTTGACCGAGTGTATGCCAAGTTCAATATGTCTGGTGCTATATCAGGTAGAGCTACAGCATCAGGATTAAACCCTGATCCTAAGTTTGCTAATTGGACTAATCTACAACAGCTAGACCGTACTATGAAACCTGTTTTTGGATATGAAGAAGACAATGATTTATACTTAGTCGATTGTGATTTTCAATCTCTAGAGATCTTTGGTATGGTAGCTACATATAATGAGCCAATCATAGCTCAAATGATTCTTGATGGCCAAGATGTGCATACAGAGGTATCAAAATTAGTTGATCTACCTGGTAAAGATGCAAAGTTTAAAAGACAGGTTGCAAAAGGTATGAACTTCTCTATCGGTTACGGTGGAGGAGTGGAGACTGTACAGACATTCATTCAGAACTACGCTCAAGAGCTACTACCATATCATATAGTAGAGATGCTAAGAACCAAATGGCTTGAAAAGTTTGTCAATATCAAAAAGTACCATAAAGTAATAGCAGGTAGATTTAGAAATAAGCCTCCATTTATTATGGTAGCTGATATCATGGGTAGACCTATGAGAGCAGAGGGATATAACAAAGCTATCAATACACCAGTACAAGCCTTAGGCTCCGACCAAAATAAGATCGCTATTGATTATACATATCAGGCTTATCCTGATGCTAAGATCACAAACACAGTCCACGATAGTATCACGTTAGAAGTACGGGGTCTCGAGAAGGCCAAGAGAGTAGCATGGATAGTCAAGGAGGCTATGGATAAATCCTGGATAGATATATTGCCATACGCATCAGAAGCGGCTCAACCACTGGTAATGAACAATGTGGCTGAAATTACGAAATTATACGGTGGTGAGGTGTTATGGTCAACAGAGAACAGAAAACCTGAAACAGGGTTAACTATTCCGTCTAAAAATAAAGGGGAATAAAATGGAACTGTCAATATTTAAGAACAAAGGCGTCAACAGTGTAAACACTAGAGACTTGCATAAAGAGCTAGGTGTTAGAACACCTTATAGTAAATGGATTAAAAGACTTATAAGTGACTATGGCTTTATAGAAGGTAAAGATTATAGTATAAAGGTATACAAAAACTTCCTGCTCAAATCTGAGCAGGAAGATAAGGGCTCTAATATAAAGGCGGACAAATTTGACCACCTTTATATGGAGCCCCTTAAAGGCCAAGAGGTCAATAGAATCGATTATATAGCCCCTATAAGTGTAGCTAAAGAGATAGGCATGCTATCAAAGACACCTAAAGGTCGTGAAATAAGAAGATACTTTATAGGTATAGAAGAGCAGTATCAACTTCTTTCTAAAAGTAAACAAAAGAAGCTTAAAGCAAAGTTGGCTAAAAGTAAAGCAAAGTTAGCGGAGTTGGAAGTTGAAACCTATATACTCCAAGGTGAGTCTAATGAAGCTGGTTGGTATCTTAGAAAACAAGCTCGTGATATGTTTATGAGAGTATCAGAACAGATGACCGTACAAGAGAGTGTTGAGATGAGCAGAAGAATCAGAAGGCTTGTAAATCTACCTAAAGAAAAGGGTTGGAACCGCGCAACCGTAGATCAGACAAACAAAAGATATAAACTGCTAAAGGAGTATTTATGAGTAATCACGCAACATTAGGCCCATCAGGGGCTGAGAGATGGATGAACTGTACAGCATCGATAAGAGCTACACAGGAGTTCATAAAGAAGACTGGTTGGGTTGATGTATCAAGTGTATATGCAGATACCGGTACCTTAGCCCATTCTATGATGGAAGTGGCATTGGTACATAATCTAAACCCCGAAGTGGGGTTCAAGGATATGCAAAAGTATATCAAGAAGTACGTGGATTATGTGAACTATATCAGAAAAGGCAAAGAAGAAGATTACAAAGTGCATATAGAGCAGAGGGTAAAACTATCCAAGGACCTATGGGGTACCGCCGATACAGTAATGTACCATAAAGGGCACTTGCATATTATCGATTTGAAATATGGTCGATCAAAGGTAATGCCAAAAGAGAATAAACAACTGATGATATATGCCGCGGCTACTATAAAGACTCTATATCCCAACACAAAAAAGGTGACTTTACATATAGTACAACCTCGTATCAATAACTTCAGCGAGTGGAGTGTATCAGTTAAAGATATAAAGAGGCTAAAGAAGCTAGCTGTAAAACAAGGCAAAAAAGCACTAAGTGGTAAGGGTGCAAAATACAAGTATAGCTCTAAGCACTGTTTCTTCTGTCCGGTCAAGTATGAATGCAGAGCTTACGAGGTAGGCTCAAACCCTTTTAGTGATACTACTACTAAAGATTAATATAATATATGGTATAATATAAGGAGTCAGTAATGGCTAAGGTAAAGTATAGAAAAACTGCTGATACTCAGAATGAGTATAAGGTCAAGAGGTCATACATGATGGGTGAGTTCAGAATGTATGAGACTAAAAAGATTGGGGTTAAGCATAGCACTATGACTTATGGTAAAGTTGTGTTTAACCAATTATTTAAGGAGATTAAATGACCAGTGATATAAAAGGTGTACAAAAGGCCCGTACTGATGTGTACGGTGATTTTGGCGTACATGCTGTGGCTGTAGAGGAGATACTAGCCTCACTAGCCACAGTATACGAAAAGAAAGAGAATGTAGTACCAATACCTAAAGGATTTAAAGCCTTTTTGTTTTATGCTACAACTAAATTAGTCAGACTAGCTGCTACGCCTACTCATCAGGATAGTGCGTTAGACTTGTCTAGTTATGCAGAGCTATGGTTAAAGGAGCTAAAAAATGCTAAATGAGCTAAACTATCGGGCCCTTGTATCCGGGGTCCGAGCTATGGGTTACGAGCAAAGTAGTAGAAATGGTAAAACCACTGAACTATTTGGTACAAGCTTAGAGTTAGATGTATCTGATGATAAATTCCCCCTTATCACTGGTCGTAAGATGTTCCCAAAAGGTATCATTGGAGAAGCACTAGCGCTACTTCAAACTAACTGCACCCATGTTGATGATTTTATCAATAGAGGGTGTAACTACTGGGGCTTATGGGCAGAAAAAGATGGATCACTAAATCTAGATTATTCTATCAAAGATAAGATACAGGCTCTTATCAATGATATCAAAACTACACCAAACAGCAGAAGACATATCATTGATAACTGGAACTCAGAAAATGTAGAAGAGCTTAGCCTACCCTGCTGTCACTATAGTTATCAGTTTAATATTCAAGGTGAATATATCGATATGATATGGACTCAAAGATCCGCAGATCTTATGGTAGGGGTGCCTAGTGATATGGTACTAGCTACTATCTATCTTCGCTTAGTTGCGGCGGCAACGGGCTACAAAGCTAGGCATATCACTATGAATTTTGGCTCTACCCATATATATAGTGAGCACTATCTGGAGGCTATGCAGTATCTTAACGCCTCTATATCAGAGGGTCCTTGTCTCGGTATATCAGATAAACCCCTTGAAGATCTTATCAATGATGACTTTGAAATAATAGATTATAACCCCTCACCACGCTTGATATTTGAGCTAAAAGCATGATAGTAGCTACTATTATACTGGATCCCAACGATTGCTATATTGGGGACCGAGGGCTACCAGAAAGGCCATCATTTGATAAGACTTTACTGACAGCTATATGTACGGGACACGATATATCAAAAGAGGCATATGATATGCTACCACCTAGTATCAGAGGGGTCACAACCTTTGGTGCTAATAAGGTACCAATCACTATTAAAGAGATAGATAAAAATGCGGAATTACTATTAGTAGTAAGATCAGCAGAAAAGGTTGAAAAAGGTAAACAATTTAGACTTGATAATTTTAGTCTTATTGTTGATACAAAACAATTACAAATATACAGGAGGACATAATGAATGTAAGAAAATATATGAAATTTGCGGAGATTTACGCGTCTCAGTCATATTGTAAAAGAAAACAAGTAGGCTGTGTTATAACTAAAGAAGGTCGTATTATATCATCCGGGTATAACGGAACTTTAATGGGTCAACCAAATAAGTGTGAAGATTCTAAAGGTGAGACACTTAATACAGTGATACATGCTGAAGCTAACGCTATTATGTTTGCAGCTAAATCATGGGCTTCAATAAAAGATACAACTCTTATTTGTACCCTAAGCCCCTGCATTGAATGTGCTAAACTTATAGCAGGATCTGGAATAATAAGAGTTATTTTTAGAACTGCACATAGTAAGCAAGATGGGGTTGAGTTTCTTAAAAAAATAGGTATACAAGTTGAACAATTAAAAGAAGAGTCATGAAAGTATATGATAGAATAAAATTGGCTATGGCAGCAGCAGAGCATAGTAATGCAAAGGACCCCGTAGGGATCACGATTATATCTGAGAACAAGGTGCTACTCATATCCACGTGTAGCACTATGGAGGAGTCAGAGGTAGACCGAGCCGTAAGACAGGCTAAATATCAGTCAAAAAAACTCACTGGGTCCACCGCTTATATAACAACATTATGTAAGCCCTCACAATGGAACAAGTTACAAAACCTAGGTGTAACCCAATTAGTATATCAACATGATAAGCATGAATACTTTAGCTTATACCGTACCGTGGTAAAAGCTCTCTATTTAAAAAAATATATACCAGCAAATTAATGTATATTTAATATACTATATGGTATAATATACTTATCAAACAAAGGAGATAATATGAGTCAACAATTTATAGAAGGTTTTAGACCCTCAGCGGAACAGTTACAAGAAGCTACATTAAAATGGGCTTCAGATAGAGGCATCATACAGAATGGTAAGCCTATCACCCAGATGCAAAAGTTAGCATCAGAAGTTGGAGAGCTTATGGATAACATAGCTAAAAACAGAGATATCAAAGATGATATAGGTGACTGTATCGTGGTATTGGTAAATATAGCAGGTATAATGAAATTAGATATATCCGATTCTATAAGACATATCCATATGTACGAAGCATCAAGTTATGTAGATTTAGATAGAGGAGAAGAGTCACTAACCATACTTCTGAATATCGGTATGCTAGCACAAGATATAAAAAATAAAGACTGCTCAGCTGATATGTCAAGTGGCATTATAGATGTAGTTAGAGCGTTAGGTTGGCTTGTAAGTACGTACAAAGGTTTTGATTTGATCGACTGCTGGTTACATGCTTACAACGATATCAAAGGCCGTAAAGGTTATCTAAATGAAAATGGTAACTTCATCAAAGAAGGAGATGTAGAATGAAAAATATAGAAGAGCTAAAGCATCTATTAGATATATTATCAAAAGAGGTAGTTGAGACTATAGATGGTCTCAATGAAGAGACCAGAAGACAGAGAGCTGAGATAAAAAAGCTCAAAGAGTCAACTTCTGTAGCATCAGCTATATCATTAGATGATATGAAGGCCGCTACAAAAGAGAGAGAGGATGACATGGCTCTTATGGATTGTGCAGTAGAAAAAGATATGATGGATAACCAAAGAAGCTTTACAGAGTTAGGGATAGTGTTCTCCAAAGCTATGTATGATAGGTTAGCAGTTGAATCTGCTGTACAAGGTAAGGTATCAGCTGTATCCGTCAAAAGAAAGACCAAAAACGAGGTGCATTTTTTTCATAAAGATGTATGGGCAGAGGTACTAAGCTAACCTACATTTAATATAATATATGGTATAATAATATCATATAACCTCCCTGCCAAAAGGCATAGGAACCCTGAACTAAAATTGAACTTAAGGAGTTTAAAGATGGCTAACGAATATAGTAAGAAAGAAATGTATGCAAAAAGAGATGTACGTGGACTATTAGCACTAGAGCTAGATGCACTTGGAGAAACTGAAAAAGCACAAGAGGTTAGAGATTCAAGCAGATTTACAGCAGCACTTATTAGAAGAGTATGGGTTCCTGGACTAGATGCTATTTTTGATAAAGCTACTGCAGAAACAGTGGATACAGCTGACCAAGAGCCAGATGATGTATATCCAGAAGCAGTAGAAAAGCCAGCAGAGAATGACAATAAGATATCAAATATTTTTGATAAGGTCAGAAAAGCTATCAATGCTGGTAACGCTAAAAAAGCTAAAAAAGCACTAAAAGAACTTAAAGAGATGGGCATAAAAGGCTCAGAACTAGACAAACTAAAAAAACAAGTAAAAGGACTATAAAATGATATTCAAAAACATTAGAATCAAATCGGCATCGCTCACAACACCTAACGACAATGGTAAGTACCAGATTGTCTTCGCTATCGACGACAAAAAAGAGCATAAAAAACTAGTTGATTTCATCGATGAGGCCTGGGCAGAAGAAGGTAAAGGTAAACCTCGTAATATAGCTTACTTCGAAGCAGAGTCCAATGATGAGTACCCTGATGACCAAGATACTGGTAAGGTTATCTTTATAGCTAGCCAAAATGCTACAAACAAAGAAGGTACTAAAGAGTTCTCAGTCAAACTGTTTGATGCTAAGAACCAGCCTATCAAGCATGATATATCAGTAGGTGCAGGTACAATATGTAACTTCAGTACAAGTTGCTTTGTTTGGACCTTCAAAAAAGATATGGGCGTAAAGCTTAATCTAAATGGTCTGCAGATAGTTAAGCTTGTTGAATACTCTGGTGGTATGGGCGGTGACTCATTCGAATCTGGCGAAGGCTTCTCAGCGGATGAGTTTGCAAACGCAGATGAGGCACAAGAAGATGCACCAAAGAAGAAAAAGAAGAAAAAGTCTAAAAAGTAAATATTAGATTGGAGGGTGTCCACACCACCTTCTGATGTGGTATTTTAAATGAAAGGAGAAATTATGACAACGATTAAAGAAGTATTAGAGGATATCATATCTACTGGCGTGACTAAATACCGCTTAGCTAAAAATTTAGGGGTTGAACCCATCATGATAGATAGATGGATAAACCAAAAAGTTAAGACAATGCGTATGGATTGTGCTATAAAGTTACAAGACCAATATGACAAAAAGATTGATATATTATTTATAAGCCAAAGAAAAAATAAAAGAGGTTAAAATGGATGATACATTAAATTTACTATTGGTAGTTATAACTAAAGATAAAAGATATCTAAAAATAGCGTTACCTATAAAAGGTGGTATGGATAAGACTATCTATGATAATTATAAATATTATCGAGAATTCGAAGTATTTACCCAACTGATGTCCTACTTACCCTCACACATAGTCAGGGATATTGATTATATAGTAGAAGTAACAGAGATATATAGCATAATTGAAAGGGGTTAGAATGGAACTATATGACTATCAAAAGAAAGTAATGTCCAAGATGCTAAAGCGCTTGATTAAATATCAGGTTGTCTTTTTAGCCGGAGAGGAACGGATAGGTAAGACACTTGTCACACTATCCACACTAGCAGAGCTCAAGGTAAAATCCGTATTATTTATCACTGTCAAGGCGGCTATAAATGATATCCAAGAGGATTATATAAAGGGGGGATTTGACTATTATATTCATGTAACTAACTATGAACAAATGAAGAATCTAACAGGAGACTACGATGTCATCGTTTTTGATGAGAGCTCTAAATTATCTGCTTATCCTAAGCCGAATGGCCTTATTAGTGCTGGTGTTCAGCTTGTTAATAGGGTTAATCCTAGGTACAAGATTCTTCTTAACGCAACACCAGCAGTAGAAACATATTCTCAGTTCTTCCATCCACTAAGAGTGGTTGGGTTCTTTGATGGCACCTTTTATAAGTGGTGGCATACATACGGTATACCCGATTTATCCGTACGTATTGCGGGTGGTATGGTTGTTGAATCATATAAGAAGGTCAACAATAAGGCCATACTAAAAATGGTCAAACCTATCATGATTACATTCACCCGTAAAGACGCTGGATTTAAAAGGACAAAAACAGAGATAAAGTATATTGATATCAAACCCTCTAAGAAGCTAAAGAAGGCTTATAAAGCAATGGAGAAGGATAGTTTATATAAAGATATCCCAGCAGAAACAGGTGCTGCTCGAATGGCTAAGCTTCAACAAATAACAGGTGGTTTTATATATGATGAAGATGGCGCGCCTTTAGCTATATCATATGAGAAGCAGTCTTGGCTTGTTAAGAATGTGGACCCTCAAGAAAAGACGGCTATCTATTGTAAGCATACTTATGAAATTGAGCTATTAAGAAGTACTTTTTGTAGTATGGATTACCTCGACTTTAAGAAGGCTAAGTCAGGTATATTCGTAGCTCAAGTTAAATCTGGTGCTAAAGGTATTGACTTATCTACCGCTGATAAACATTACTTTTATAGTCTAGATTACAGTGGAGAAACATTTGTCCAAGGTATAGCAAGGCAGCACAACAAAAATCGTAAGGATAAAGTGGTAGCTCATATTCTTACAGTAGGTCTTATTGATAAAGATATAGCCCGAGTGGTTACCCAAAAAAGAAAGTTTAACTTAGAAACATATAGGAGATTACAAAAATGAGAAGAAGAAGACCTATAGATGATGCGTTTAGCGTAATAGTAAGACAGTCGGCAAAGAGAGCCGTAGCAATATACCCAATGATGAAGGCATCACCGAGAATCATAGATGCTTATGTTGAGTTCATAAAGGGTTAATATGAGTGAACAGGCGCTACAATCCAAAATCCTAAGGTACCTAAAGAAACATGGGTATAAATCGATTAAGACCATTATGGTATCGGTGAAGGGTACATCGGATATATTAGCTTGTTCTCCTACTGGTTTATATGTGGCTATAGAGGTCAAAGCTCCTGGTAAGATGAATACAGTATCACCATTACAAAAACATTTTATCAAAGAGATAAATAAAAGAGGCGGCCTAGCTTTTGCCACTGATAATTACAAAGAATTTATAAAAAGGATTAATAATGGCAAAGTTTAAGAGATGTTTACACTGTGATAAAGAGTTTGAGTACAAGCGGGATAATAAGCTTTTCTGTGATAACAAGTGTGGATATCGATATAAAAATGCAAAAGAAAAGAATATGATACGAGGAACAGCAGCTTCTGATGCTGGTGATTTACTCAAGAGGATAGGCCGAAGCCCATCGTACATTGATAAAATTTAAGCTAATTTAAAATATATATTACCATCTACCCCCAGTGTATTTAGGGGGTCCGAAGTCCCGGATAGAACGATTAGCTCATCATGAACCTTAGCTTTATCATCATCAGTAAAGGCATTAGTATTATTATTAGCTTCATAGAGACTCTTTATCTGAGCACTTGATAATGTACCACCTCCACCCGTACCACCTTGCTCTATCCATACCCCTGTATCCAGTATTGCTAATTTTTCAGTATCCATAGGACCTGTTTTAATATAAGCATAACCCCCCGCCGATTGACTGACTGCAGGATGTGCACTCTCCAGGTCCGCTAAGCTCTTATGTACACCTTTAAATAGGCTACCTTCTAATCCAGCAAGTTTATTTTTATCTTGGGTAGTATAATCCTCTTCCGATAAGCCTTTGCCATTTACACTATTTTCTTTTTTAGCCACTTCAGTATTAGCTATATCAGCCATAAGAGCTGCATCATAAATACCTTGCTCTATCTTGTTTAGATTTAATGCGTTTATAGCAGGGGCTACTTTATTAACCCATAGTGTCTTTATGTAACTCATTTTGTCTCCTTTAATTTTAACATGGATATATATCATCTTGGGGTGATAAAGAATCTGTGGGTACAAGTGGACATTTTTGTACTGACCCACTACTTTTATCCTCGATAATATCTAAGCTTACACTTACTGAGTATAAACCACCTCCCAATTCTCTAACAGCCGGTACCTTATTCATTTTAACTTCATATAATCCTTTGTAGCCATACACATTAAGTTCAATCTCAAATGGATCGGAACCTCTGCTTAATGACATGTAAAGGGACCAAAAAAGGATTATCTGATGTTGGTTATAGGTAAACCTTAGGCTAACACTTCTGAGCCCTTTTGGCACTCTTCTGACCCTAGTGCCCACAACCATCTGTACTCTACTAGTATTACTTGGTTCTTGTATAGTATGGTTTGGTAAACATTGACTAATAAAGTCAGAGTATTTTAATAACAATATATCTCCTTTAGCATGGATACAGTGTATCGTGTGGATATAAATTCTCAGTAGGATAATGAGGGCATAAGTTGACCCCACTCTGTATTAATGGATTCTCTACTTCTATTGATGTACTAATTCTGAATAAATTTAGTGCTAGCGTCTCAACCCGATGAGGTGTGTTAAACCGGGCCTTTTTATAACCGGTAATACCTGCAACACCAAAATCTATTTCAAACCACTTTATACCCTCATCGAGATTACTCCAGAAAGACAGGAATAAACCTAGTGTATGCCTATCAACTACCAGAGTAAAGCCCTGAATAATATAGCCTTGTGAGTATGTATGTTCCTCGGGGCTAAACAGCATAGCAGTTCTTAAGAAGTCTTGTGGTAACTTGGATATCGATAAAGTTGGGCAAGGTAATCCTGTATCTGTGTACTTAAGCATATATACCTCCATTATAATTGATACAAGATACTTTGTACTTGTCCCCTCTTTGCTTTACACTCTCTACAATAAACTCTCTAGGATTATCCCACTTTAGGTGTTTATATACCACCGTTATCTTATCTAGGAATTGTAGTGTAGCCCCCTCTATATCAGTATCAAAAGTTATACGAATACGCCTTGCCTTATCAGATTTATAAATATACTTCGCCATTTTCTGTGATATTGGCTTTGATGTAACGCCAAAGAGATTAAACTTCTTTGGATATATAGAGCTTGATGGGTATATCTCTTTCTTAATATCCCATGTATCCTTTTCTCTGTATTCCGTTTCTATCCCATCATTAGGCTCTACCTCTTCATCAAAGAAAAAGTCCACACTCATAGAATTTTTAACTATATTGTCTTCGTTAAAATGACCTACAGTAACACTTGAGGGTTCATCTTTTTTAAGTATAAGTTTTAAGCCAGTTGGAAATATGTGATATCCTTGGGCTTTGGTTACCATCATCATTTGATCAAATAAAGTTCGGGCATTATCGAATGAACCATTCACTTTGGCTGCTGTACCTATATTAAAATCACAATCACTAGCGGGTAGTCTAGCTCCGTATATTTTATTGGTATACATATCCAATAATACACTCTTCATATCATTAGGTACATCTTTGCGGGTAGTGATAACGTTAATCTTATTAGCTGCTCCCCCTGATATAGCATTGGTAGCTTTTAATCTTATAGCTAGTATAGTTGTATCCCCATAATCTCTCACCTTGTTTTTATATAGTAGTTTTACCCTTATAACCGTTATATTACTCGGTCTCTTTGAGTTATTATGAAAGTTTGTATCTGTGGTTTTTGTTATTTGTACCCTTGTAACTTTACTACCCGTAGGGATAGTTATTCGGTAAGACTTTCTCAAGGGCGTGGGGTCAGCATGCACCTCATCATAGGAATATTTTGTTGTTCGCCCGTTTAGTACTATAGCAATAGTGAATGTCACATGGGCATTAATATAATCTCCATTGTTATTAATCCTATATATACCTCGCGGGAATAAAAGGTCAACTTCAATATATTGTATACCTGACTCATTATTAAGATTAATTATTTGGGCATTTTTAATTGTATTACCCTCTTTAGTCGCATCAAGAGGTATATTTTGAGGGGTAGCTAGTACTTTTATAACATCATTGCCACCAAAAGCGCTATCCGCTAAATTATTCCAGTGATGTTTATTTAATACTTTATATTCTACTAGGTTACTTGCAAGGTCCTGCTTTTCTATATATAATTTATCTACACTCATTGTACCTTGACCCAACATGAGGTATTGATATACATACTGGATATTATCTATATATTTTACATAAGGGGCACACACAGCAGCAGGATACATTCTAACTGTACCGTAAGTAACAGGAATAACCGAACCTATTTTAGATGAGTTCGAACCACCATTTAAATTATATACTGCTGAGGGTTGCTTACCTTCCTCAAAGTCTATTTCTTCAGGTCCAAATAATTTATTTGATATCCATTGTAGCGCCATTGCTATAGCTGCATTAGCCAAGGCGGTGACAAACCATCCACCGATGAGCCCTACAGGTAAATTAGGGTGGGTGAGCAGCACGATAATATCATTTGGCTTCAGGGTGTCATTAGTGGTGGTTAGTTTATTATTCACATATATTTTAGTAGGTTTGCCAAATCCATCTGGATACTCAACATCTAAAAAGTCACCAATAGTATTATACGATGCCTCTGTTATTATCTGTCTATTTTCAGGCTTCATAACATCGGTTTTAATAAATACCATCACTATCCTTTAAATCGTAATATTTTATTATACCATAAGTCATATTTATTTGGGCTATCCTATCCCATTTGACTCGTGGTTTGTCCGCGTGATATATCCCCCTATTATAATATATACCTATATGTGATTCACCCATCAATGCTATACAGCCTTCTGTAGGCTCTGGTAGTTCAACATATGTTTCTATATTATCTTTGACGATATCCTTAGCTCTGTCTAATACTACTGCTATAGTAGGTACATTAGAATAGCAAGACTCAATGAGAGTCCAACAGTTAAAAGAGCTAGGGTCAAAAGGATGACCTACAAAATCATTGGGATGAGTCTTTAGCTTTAGCTTCAGCTTCATCATACGAATAACCCTGGGAATGACTGGTCATATATACTATCTTTGCCTGTTGGAAATTTACGAGCAAATAGGTCCGTCCTATTAGCTTTACATGTTATCTGGGTATCAGATACCTGGACACTAGTTATATATAATGTAATAGGGTGTATCTGTGATGTAGCTTCTCCTTCAATAAATACCCGATAGGTACACTTAATAGACTCAGTAGGCTTAAGTGCTGCTTGGTTTATCTTATCAGTTACATCAGGTAATACATTAGCAAGCGTTATTGATATAGTCTGCTGTTTCTCACCTACTTCTGGTATCTCTAATTTGAAGGGATATGCACTATACACATTACCTTCAAATATATGGTCCTTCTCATCTCTAATAATATACAGATGACCAAATTTACTATGGTATAACTCAAGCGCATCATAGTATCGGGTGTCATCTTTATATTGATAACATTCTTTTAATTTAGGTGTCATATTTATCCTTTAGCTAGTGCATATCTAGATTCAAATGCTCCTGGTAATATACCAGAACCAGAAGCTATATCTGCAGCTATTTTACCTATTATTATATCGATGGTTCCTCGCTGGTCCTGCTGTATATCAACGGATTCACTTGAGTTGTTTATAACATTCACATTCACAGGAGAGGATTCTACTTTAACACCTAAGTCACCACCTGATGTTCTGGATACCGGCATAATAGCCTCTGGTCCTCTTTCACCCATAAGTGCTGGTCTGCCTCCGTTAGAGAACATTGTAGGTGAGTTAACTATACCGCCTTGAGCAAACATACCTCCGCTAAACCCTTTAAATACACTACCTAAAAAACCATTGAATAACTGGCTCATAGCTAACTTCATTATCATTTTAGCTACATCAGCTAACATAGACCTCATAGCCTCTTTAAATGATTTGGTCTTATCCACGATGGATAATAAAGCATCACCAAATCCCTGTTCAAGTCTACTTTGTATACCCTTGTATAATTGACCCAATTCTCGTACTGACTCACTTACTGCTTTATTGGCTGCTTTAGCTTTACCACCAGCTCCACTGGCTGCATTACCTACATCCTGTATAGCTCCAGCTAAATTCTTAGTTGGTTGTAAGGTTCTAGTAGCTGTGCTTGCTGCATCTGATGTTTTAGCTTCATAAGCCGTCATCTTAGCGACTGAAGCATCAACTGTATCGGAGAGATTACTGAGTGTTGAGTCAAACTGCATATTCTGTACGTCTAAATTGATTATAGCATCACGAGCATTTTGTACTGCAGGAACATAAAAATCTTTCATTTCTTGGGCTGTTCTTTTAAACCAAGAAGTGCCCGATGGGCGTGTATCCAGTGACCCAATAGCGGTACCTATCATAGAGCCCATCTTAGCACCTACGCCTTTTACGGCTTGGCCTAGCATAGCTATACCATTCATAGCTTTATTAAGGACCCCTATTAATGATAATACGGCATTAATAACACTACCTATAGAGGATATAGCACCTTTAGCAAATGAAGCCATTCCGCCTTTGAATGCATTAGCCGCCTCAACCCCATTAATACCTATAACATGTGATAGTTCATTCATAGCATTTTTAACTACATCGTAAGCACCACTCATTAGAGTAGAGTTCATTACGGAGAATGCCTCATTGAGGTTAGAACTAGCTACCCTCATTGTATCGGCTTGTATACCTGATTCTTTTAGTTTTTCTTTAAGGTAAGCTGCTCTATCACCAGCCGCTGCTAATCCTTCTTTAGTTATCCCTAATGACTGCATCATTCTACCAAATGCAGAGTTAGCTACCCATACACCGGAGGCTAATCCATCTATACCTGATAATAATTCGTTTGAATCCATCTGAAAGTTAGTAGCACTATTTGAAGCCAATTTCATTATTTCGACTTGGTCATTCATAGATATATTAAACTGGTCCATTGCTGGTTTAGCCATACTAAATGCAGTTACTAGTTCATTCATACCCATAGCGGTATCTGGTAATACTGCTGATATATTGGATAGCGTATCGGTGGCCATTTTGGATACTATTTCATTTCGCTCTTGGACTGATACCATTTCACCTAATGTATCTTGATATGATACAGTGGTTCTAATCATCGCTTCAAGTGAACCTCTGGCATCTTCCATTGATGCTTTATAATTAAACCCTGACCTGGCCATTAACCCTAATGATGAACCTACTGTCACAGCAGCAGTTTTAAATGCAAGACCAAGAGAAGCATTAATTATACTCCTCATCCCGGCGACTGTCTTCTTCATTTTAGACATTGATTGGTTTACTGCACTTTCAGCCTTCTTTAATCCAGCCTTTAATTCAGACCCATCAACTTTAAAGTCGACCTCAATGGTTTTTTCTATATTATCAGCCATATTATCCTCCTAGTGGTGTAGCTATAGCAGCAAAGCTATCGAACATAGATTGAGCGTCATTACCAAGATTCTTACCTTTAGACTCATTGTCTTTTTGTACAAAGTACTGTGACCATTGATGTAACTCTACCATGGTCATCGTGTTATCCAACTGTTTAACAGTCATGCCTAGTTCGAGTGCTAACCCGAATCTAAACATTTCTGTGTCAGTTAGTTTCCCTGACCACCGCCCTGAATGATAGTAAACATCTCAGTGATTTCAGTCAACCTTGATGAGGGTAAACCTTGTAACTCTTCGAAAGTCATATTAGAACCAGCCGCTACAATTTTACTTTGATACTCTACAGCCTCTTTAAAAGGTATAGACTCTATATTCTGTATATCATAACCCTCTGATGCTTCTAAAAACTCTGCTACTGTCAACTCTCTTAATTCTCTATCTAAAAATTTATTTATTTTTTTAACTGCCATTTTTTTATTCCTTGTAATAAAATTATGGGCTCAGAATAGAACCTACCTTCAAGGCGATAGGTTCAATTCTAAGCCCTTTTGGACCATACCTATATGGTTATATAGGTACAGTCAACTTATGACCAAATAATGCATCCTGGGGCTATGTAGCGGGGCATCTTAAGTATCCACCATAAGGGCTTAGAGTTACATCATATGTAATCTTACCATTTTCTGGATATCCTACTTTATCACCACTAACGAGACACTTGGTATATATCAAGTCTCCACTCTTACCTGATGTAGCTACTTTGTTAGGACTTTCAATAGCATAAATAACTGGAGTGTTATTCTCTAGGGCATCATATAGAGCTTTTTGACCCGCTGTGTCTTTACTGTCAAGTAGAAGTTTAACTTCCAAATCACCGTATGACATTTTACCTGCAGCCTTATCTGAGCTGTTACTATCTTGACAAGAATACTCTACAATCTCACGGGTTCTGGATAAGTCTCCAAAGCCTTGAATACATGTAGCCTTCTTACCAGCTAGGATAGCTGTAGTAGCTGCTGTGCAGTCCGCCCAATCTGTGGCTGGTACATCTATAATATAGACTGTACTGCCTTGTACATTTACTGACATTTTATTCTCCTTCTTTTGTTTCTTGGCTTTTATCGACATCCAGAAGGTCGATGTGTTTAGTTGATTGTGACCCATATACTTCTATTTTTATAGCTTCCATTTTTGTTTCTTTAAACTTCTTATCTCTCAGAAACTGTAGTACTTCCTTTACATATACTTTGTCATTCTTCTGTATGTCTCCTGACATTACAACTCTATATGGTTTCTTCTCTACCGTTATTGTTCTGTGTACACCTAGTTCTACACCAAAAAAACTACATCCTGTGGTTATCAATAGTGCTACTAGAAATATAAATATTATTTTATACTTCATTATGTGTGACCTCCATCTGAAATTACCCAGCCAGCATCAGTTAGTTTTTTGCGGCATGCTATTATAGCTGAAGTATTACTGTACTTGGCTGTGCCCATACCTAGTCTAACATCATGTTTAAAGTTCTGAGCTGACCATTTAGTAAGTATAGCATCATATAATGCCGTTTTTACACTTCTGGTATTACCGAACATAAGATTTGCATCCGTTAATGATTCTATATTGAAATTTTCTATACCATAACCTGTATTAAAATCAAAACCTCTGACTCCTGAGAACATTCTACTCATATTTGTTACCTTACTAGTATCGAAATTGACTAAATTCAATTGTGTAGTTACCTTCTCCATATGTGTAAACATGCCATACATATTCATCGTTATGCTTGTATCAAAATGTGTTAGTACTGGTGTTCTTGTTGTGGTTTTCCAATCACCGAATAACCTATGTCCTGCCTCTACAAAACCCTCTATTGATTCTATATCTGCCGTCCCTATCACTATTTGTATTGTCTCATATACTAATGATTTAAAGTTTACCTTCTTACCACTCACAGTCCTCGTAACATTATTGTTTGCTGCCTTCAGTTGTACTTCACCCACTTTGGCTACATCTGATACGGTTAGTGTTAAATTCATACTCGGTGATAAATGGTCTGTATTGACCCATTTACCATTTTCCCTTAGAAGTATATTTACTGCTTCTTTCCAGTGTCCAGCTATTTTAATATAGGTTTTCTCTATATTTTTCCAATGTCCTACTATTTTTATGCTATTCATGACTTACACCGTTTTGAAGTACAGGTCACCGTCTTCACCTAGTGTATCTGCTGGTACTGCATCTCCATATAAATGGTGTGGTTCTGCATTATGCCAGACTGCTGAGGAGCCTGCTTGTTTCCTGCCTTCGTATCTTCTCATTGTCGGATCCTTTAATGTTAAATCTATATTTCCAGCTGCATCTTTGTAAGCCTCTATAATTACTGCTCCCGTTACTGGTGCATTGGCTACGTTTACTCCTTCGTAGATACCACTTGTTGTTATGTTATTAACATCAGTTATTATGCCTCTAGCAAACATGACACCTGAGTCATCTAAGTCTTGCATACTTATTATTTGTTTCCCATTTACATATGCTTTCCCATCAGTTTTGATTTCAAATGTAGCTTTCTGTACCCCCGTATCTTTATCAGCTAAGCTAAATACAAAGCTACCACTAGATTTTAGCCACTCCATACTTGCTACATCATGACCCTTATATATCACTTGCATTTGTGCTGCTAGTCCAGTGTCTGATACTGGTAGCTTCATTGTAGGGTTATCTTTATCTAAGTTCTTCATAAAGGTTTGGTCTATGAATGCTTTCAAACCTATCTCTATAGCAAAGGCGTTTGATACTGTGATGAGTCTGTCATCTCTAGCTACTACAGTCGGGTCCTGACTTACTGTCTGAGGATGGAGCAACTTAATATCAGTAGGTGTTGTTATGATACTGTTAGGTACATCCATAACCAAACCAAGTAAAGCAAATGCTACGATGGCTTGCTTCTCATTATCAGTGAATGCATTAGTATCCACATTGCCTTCATATAAGTGCTTTATCTGTGCAGCTGTTAGTGGTGTCTGTGATGTAGCTGTTTGTTCAGTCCATGTAGTACCATCAAGCATAGCTACTCTCTCGGGGTCTGTACCTTTTTTGATATAGGCATAACTACCAGCTTCTGCATTAGCTCCTGGGTGCGCCGCTTCTAATTTAACTAAATCAGCATGTATACCTTTGAATAGTGAACCCTCCATAGTAGACAATTTAGTCTTAAGAGCAGTAGTAAAGTCCTCTGTAGATAAACCTTTACCCACTATTTTTGCTACTTTATCTGCTAATCTATGTGTATTAGCTTCATTGTTATCAGTGTTCACTTGGAGGTCTTGTGATAACATAATGACTATGTTTCTTAGGTCCAATGCTGATATATCACCGTTTGAATTGTCTGGCAAGAGTTTCTGTATCTCGGTTCTTCGTTCTGTATCTGTCATATTAATCCTTTGAATGCTTTACTGGAGGCCTTACTAAAAGCCTCACCTAATATGGTTGGTACCTTACACTCATCTGTAAATGATATATTAAACAATATATCAATAGACCATAATTCAGGACTAAGCTCAATCATATCGCTATATGTTATATCATTATCAGGTGATAGTACAACCATAAATTGCTCAACCTCATCAACTAATACTGATACATCATAAGCTGTGTCGGCAAAACAAGACACAGCAACTATTACACTCTTAGTATTAGCATCACCAGAAGCATCATAGGTTGAACCTTGTGGCTTGATAAATAGACTAATGAATGAACCAATGGGCTCTACGGTCATAGTCTCATACTGTACAGGGTGAGCTAAAAAGTTATCATGAAAATGTCTCTCTATCTTATCTCTAATTTCATACAATAGCATTCAGTCTCCTTTGCATTCTAGCTCTAACTTTCTTATATATAGGTTCACCACCACTACCATGCCACCAAGTCAAGTTACTACCATTCTCTACATTAGGTCTATTTGCAACCCATACGTAAGGTGAATAGTTAACATCATTGGTAACCTCATGATGTTGAGGTGTGATCTGCTTATGTATCCAAGCTCGTCTTGATGTACCTGTATCTACAGCCCATCTTTTCTGTATAGCTGCTTCAAATAGTATAGCTTCAGTAGCTATTATCTTCTCTACCTCATGCATCATCTTATCTCCGACTTTGCCTAAGGTATCAAAAGTCATTTGTCACACCGGATAAATACCTCATAAACTATAAGTTTATTTTGTATCCCTATTTTTTGAATATGTATTATAGGACAGTCATCGATGGTGTAGTCTTTATTGATACTGTCAATTGCTGTATACATTGTAACTTTCATATCAGTGATATTAATAACCCCTGCTACTAACTCCGAGGTATCCACGGCATCAACAACACCTTTACAATTTATTACTTTCTCATCCGATACATTCTTGTGTTTATCTATATCGTAGTGAGTGTTTGTCTTCGACTTTAGTACCTTATCATCACCAAATTGATTGATGAGGGTGATAGCTAGCTTAGCTAAGTCATCAGCTAACATTATGCCCTACCTATTTTACACTGTCGTATGCCACAGGATTTTGAATAACCATACTTAGATAAACACCAACTAACATCTTCAGGGACTCTTGAGACTTTAGCTTTATTCGTACCTTCTGCATATGTTACACTTATAGATGCTACTTTAGCCGCTATAATTTCTCCACCTGATGTAGTACCTATAGTGATACTATTCTCAACATCATGTGCAGCCATAATAGCTATAGCGTTAATAACACAATCAGGTGTAGGTGTAGGTATATCTAGAGCCAGTGATGATAGATAATCATATGACATATCTAAGTATGCTTGTTGTTTTGCTGGGTCTAGTGCTATATATTTATCGGTGTTAAGTCGAGGAGTTAGTATAGCTAAGGCCTCTGATAGTGTAGGTTTAGTCATTATTCAAATCCTCCATCAAATGCTTTGCCAAATGATTTACCAGTATGTACTGGTGGCTTCTTTTTGACTGGTGCAAATGAACCTCTGTGTAAGCTCTTACCGTATAGTATCTTTAATGTTTGATACGTAGAACCTTGCCCATCAGGTTTAGCACTTACAAATCCTATTGATATATCCTGGATAGGTAGGCTCTTTAAAAGGTATGCCCTTAGTGCAGAAGCATCAGTATTATAAACCCTAACATCAAAACCTTGGATTGTACCACTTTGTGTCTGTGATACATTGTACCAGTTGTCTTTTTGGTATCCGTCAACGCTATGCTTTATGACTGGGTTTCTTGTTAGAGTTTTAAGTAGCATTACTTATTCTTTTTCTTTTTCTTTTTCTTAGGCTCTTGCTCTGGTTCATCACCGGGCTCATCCGATGCTGCCGTTGTTAGCTTCTTAGAATCAGGAGCAGAGCAGCCAGTAGTATTACAAGCTTTGACCGTCACTGTATATTCAGTAGCAGCTGTAAGGCCTACAAATGTTTCAGTTAGAGTTGTTACATCTTTAGGATAACCTGTAACTGCTGGTGATATATCAACAGAATATCTATTGGCTTTATCAACCTTAACCCATGTGGCTTTTAATCCAGTAGCTGTAGCATCAGATAGTGTTACTGTAGTTTTACTTGGCTTAGTGGCTGGTGGTGTAGCTGGTGCTCCACTTATAGTATGTATAGCTTCTGTACCAGTTTGACCTGGTTTTCTGACTCTAGCTATTGCTTGTGTCATTGTCTCTCCAGGCTTCTGGATGCTGTGAACTTTCTCTGTCATTGTTGGCATATTAATCCTTTATAATAGACTTAACCAGACTCTCATAAAGAGTCTGATAAACCTACTTTTTGGTTTCTATAACTACAGCACCAGTATTCTTTGCAGATGATACTGTTTTACTCCAGTTAGTGCCTTTAACGATTTCAGTTCTTGTGATAGTCTTTGTCTTATCATAACCATAACCCATAAGCTTGAGTCCGTACTGACTCTCACCTTGCCATGTGATTGTGATGTTTTCTTTAAGGAGGCCTTCCTTAGTCGTGATATACACACCATCATCAGCGATACATGTAATAGCGCCTTTTGCTAGTGCAAGAACCACGCCACCATCTTTAGCAACATTTGTTAGAGTATCATTATCCATTATTAGGACTGGTTTACCCATTGTTGCTACTGAACCTTCTCTTAGCGTCTGACCAGCGATTGTATCGATAGTAGCTGCTGTGATGTTGTCTCTCATTAGGTTGAAGTAGTCTGTGCTTCTCATAACGAATACCGCTATGTTATCAAGCTTATCACCAAATGCTGCCATACCATCAATGAAGCCATTGTATGTCATACCTTTAGTCTTGTCACCAACGACATAAGCTGCATTGTTAGAAGTAACTGCACCGATCGTAGCAGCAAATGATGTATCCAGCATATCTTTCATAACTGCATCAGCTAGGGCTTGACCGAGCAAACTTGAAAACTCTTCAGGAGTTTTACCTATATCTAGGAACGCACTTCTTGTTGTTTCATATGGACCATATCTAGATGGTAAGTATGGAACTACTTCTTCGGTTGCTTCCATCTTAGCTGCTGTTACTGTAGCTGTAGAGTTCTTATCTCTATCATGGATAAGGTCTGCTTGAGCCAGTTCTTTGAAGAATGCTGTCTCTTTATAGTTACCTAATAGAGCTGCTGTTGTAAGAACGATACCACCGTTTGAGTTGGCGTTAAATCCATTTACATTTTCAGATAGCTTCTCTAGATAACCTGATTGTACCCACTCGTTATATATAACGAAGTCATTAGGAGTTGTTATTCCTGCTGCCATTGTATTTCCTTGTATTGTTAAGTTGATTGAAGATTATCTCCGATAGTCTAAATAGCTTGTTGTAAGCCTTCATCCATCCAGATTGAAGTATTTTATGAATAATTATATAATAGATAGTATTAAATACGCTTTAAGCTGTATTTAATATACTATATGGTATAATACACTATATCAAATAAAAAGGAGGTAATAGATGAGTAGTAGAATGAGACTTAGAAAGGTAAAGACACTAGAGGATATGATAGTATGTGGTATCATTATGAATAAAGATGGAGAGCCTTATGGATTGAGTATAACTGAGGGATGGAGAGGTTTACTAGGTAGAGAATGGATGACTGATGGGACAATCATCCGTATAGGTGATAGAGAATATCACCTAATTGAGGAGATGTTCTATACCTAAATCATAGGAAGCTGGTTGTAAGCCTCTTCACCATACTTAGTTCTATAGGCTACTTTGTCCTCATGGGTCATAGTAGTTCTAGTAAGCTTAGCACCTGCACCACCACTAAATCCTGCTGGAGCTGTACCTGTAGTAGGTGCTGTAGTAGGTGCTCCACCACCGTTCAAGTGTCTAGGTAGGAACAAGAAGTCATACTCTTTTGATTCCTTTATTTGATTGATACGGGCTTCTAGTGTAAGGTTGTTACCTTGAGCATCTAGCTTAGTCTCACCAGCAGCACCAACATAACGAATCGTACCATCCTCATTGAAGTCAGCATCTTGTGCTAGTAAACCTTGAATTATCTCACCAGCTTTTGAACCCTGTACTTGACCCATTATATCAGTTGTTGATATAGCGTTCTGTAGTTTAAGGCTATGGATATTAGACTCATACTCCGCTATCTTAGCGTTGAGGTCATTTATCTGCTTACCCGATGCGTCTTTGACTTCTCGTAGTTGTGCATCAAACTGGGTCTTTAGTTCTGGTGACCCCATACTTGATAGCTTAGCCATGATGTTCTCTTTGGACACTTCTTCGATACCTAGCGTGTCTCTAATCAAACCCTTTAGATTATCTCTCTTGCCAACTACATCAGCATTGACACCCTTAAGTGTATTGACCTCCGTCTCAAATGACTGTAGTCTGGCTACATTTGATGTAGCTTGTTCTTGTAATCCGTTAAAGACCTCAAGAGCCTGTGGGTTGTCGCCGATAAACGGCATTAGTGCATCTAACATATTTACCTCCGGTAATTTTATTTGTATTATATTATATCACATTTTATATTATAAGTTTGGTTTAACCCTGTTCATCTATAGTATCCTCTATATCCATTGTTTCGTCAGATGGTGTATAATCTTCCATTATTGAGCCTCCAATACATAATATTTTTTATATCCATTATAATCATCCCTAATCTCTACTATTTTTAATGCTGCTTTTGGTCTCATCAATACTTCTTTCTCAAATGCCACAGTAGAGTATTTGTGTATATCATACCCGTCAGAGGTCACCTTCCGTACTTCTAGCATTATCTTATTGGGTTCCAGGTTATCCGTGAACCCTACCGCTACGGATTTAGCTGCCGACCATGATGCTGGTGCCGTAGTATCCCAGTAATCACCAACTTTTATATTATCTAGTTTCTTGGTATCATAATACTTATCATCAAGAGCAAAGCCCCTATATAGTGGTTTACCTGACCAGTCACCTTTGTATCTTTTAAACATAGCTTCTAGTTCACCATATACCTTTCTATTTGCTTCCATTATGTTCTTCTTACCCTTGTATGCCTTCCTCACATCTACATACGCTGTAGAGGCCCATCGTTCTACTGCATCCTTAGTAGACTTATCTAAATCTACAAACTCATCCATCATGGATAATAGCTTCTCTGCACCAAAGTTCTTTGGCATGACCTTTTTGAACCCTCTTGCTTTAGCTTCATCATCGATATATGTAATAAACCAATCAGGTAATGACTCAGTAGCAAATCCAGGTAGCTGTGTGGGTTTTAATACCCCTTGCTTTACTAGTTCTTTCCCCTTCTTCTTTAACATACTTTCAAACTTCCTAATCTCTTTACCATCACCTGTATACAAAGCATTTACCATATAATCTAAGCCCGCATCGTTGAGGGTGTCTCTGTGTGTCTTGATACGCCCTTTAGGCACATTAGTTATCCCATATCCTACATTGCCATCTTCAAATAGGTAGGAGTAGAAATAACCAGGCTTTGAATTGCTATATCCCCCACCTCTTTTGAGCATATCTCCGATACTTTGTTGTATGTGTTCCGGATCCCAAACCCCTACAGCTTTACCATCAAACTTATCTAACTTCCTTTGCCTTTTAAGAGCTTTTATATTCTCATCTATTTGGGCTATAGTCAGTTTTCTTTTTCTATAGTTGGTGTTTAATTTTAGCGCTACTTCTTTAACAAATAAATCGGTGTCACCAGACTTGGACATGCTGCCACTTAATCTGTCTATCTGCTTATCAGTGAATAAACTATTTATACCCTTTTGTTTGGACATCCATTTAGCTACTGACCGATTCTTCATGGTCAGTCCAGACTCTTGGTCTATTATATGGGGTATAAAATTACCCGGAGCCGTTATATCTTTGAATAGAGATATGGTTATTTCTTTACCATCAGCTTTCATCTTGGTGACATATGATGGTTCAAAATGTTCTAATGCAAAGCCTAATCTTCTTGCATCATATGTATCCCTAAATAACTGGGTTTTCTCAGGGTCTGTTGACCGTCTCCTAAATAAGTCCTCTAAATATTCCTTTTCAACTTCTAATTCTAGCTTTGATGGCTTTTTACCTTTTTGCCATATGTATTCTGAGTCTTTCACATTATTTGTATATGGTGAGGTAGTCTCATATGAGGGGTTCACTTTACCCTCTTCTATCATAACCCCTATGAGTTCTACCTTTTCATATACTCTTGTATTACCCACTTTATAGTATTTCTCCAATACAGTCTTTGGTTCAACGGAGGTGAACGCCCCTGTTGCTGCACCAACTGCTAAACCCCCTAGTACTGCACCACCAACCATAAATGATGTACCACCTGTAGGAAATGCCATAGCCATTGCAACGGCTCCTGCAAAGCTACCCGCTAGCATTGGAAACTTCTTGGCTAATCGCATAGCCCCTTTTGTTGTCATCTTATCTCCTTATTCCATATGGATTTTAAATATTTCTTATCACCTTTTACTATTTCTTTTTGTGATATCAACTTCCACTCTTCATTATGCTTGTATGGTATAGCTATATGAATAGACCTACAATTAAAGTGTCTAGGCACCATAGCATCGGGGGGTATGGTTTCTTCTTTAGTAGAGTGAGGACCTTTCTTCATAAACTTATGACCCTCTAAATCCTTACATCCCGTAGTAGTACGGTTATCCATATGGGCATCAAATTCCCAACCCGATATATACTGGCTATACGCCTTCTCGGCTTCGCCCCTTTGCGTTTCCCTTACCAGTGATAAAGAAGTGTTAAAAAAGGCCCTTGCACGCGCCCTAATAGCCTTGTTAGATAATCCATCCTCATCAGTAGATAATCCGAACCCTTCGGCTATAGCTACGGATATATCCTTTGATGTCTTACCATCCATATATAGTTCAGACACCTTTTGTCTTGCCCTGGTACTTATACCGTTAGCTAAGGATTTATACATCTGGTCGATAGACTTATCATTAAATTTTAGATTAGGTTTATTATAGTTGTTGTATCTAAGCCTATTACCTATAGTACTACTAGGGTTAGTAAATGTAGCCCCTCCATAATTAACTTTAGGTTTAAGGGTTATTTCTGTTATACCATTTGATTTGTTGATAGCCTCTATCTCAAAAGATTCTCCGTCCCTCAATAGTATCTCTGACTCACCTTTATATGCCGATATACCGGATATATCATATCCTAAACCTTTAGCATCATTGATAGTGAGTACTATACTGCGCTTCCTACCCGGGTCTTTAGAGAAGTCTACTGCTGTGCCATGCATATCGGACCATGATGATGGCCTTTTACCCGGTGAGTATGTGCCCCCAACTTTTAACTTCTTCATGAACTCATCATAGTTTGCGTCGTCCATGTTGAGCCCTCTATATAAAACTGATTCTTTATTATCATAGGCATATTCATTGAATAAAGCTTTTATACCTTTTGTAGCCTCTAGTATATCCCTCACATGTTTCTTATATAATGGGTGGTCCAAATCAGTACTAGTAAACGTATCACTGATATAACCATATAACCTATCAGTCCATCCTTTAGTACCCGCTAATATACTCTCGGTTAATGACTCCTCATCTGGTAAGAAGGCCTTTAATCCTTTATATGTATAATCATCTTCGTCTTCATCCTCTTCAATGTTTAATTGTGATACCAAAATATCGGAGTACTTCTCAGCGTCATGAGCAGCTATAGATGATATTTCGTTTTTGAGTAAGTAAGAGTGGTTGGAGAATGTTTGATTAATAAGTGATTGTATAGAAGAAGCATAACGTCTAAAAGAAGCCCGACTCATCGGGTCTTTAGGTTTAGGTAACTTGAGTAGCTTCTCTCTGGCAGCACTAAATATCTGTTTCATTACCACGCTATCTGTATATGCTATAGCCTCATTTAGTTTATGCATTTCTTGTAGGTATAGTTTATTCGAATGTTGATTCTGACTCATCTTCCATATTCTCCTGCTTTATAAGCTCTTCAGCATCTATAAGCTTTCGCTCTTCTTCTAGGTCATCAATAGTTACTATCTCCGAGGCTTGCATACCTTGGATAAATGTCTCCCATGATATAGCACCTTGTGTCCAGGCATTAAGTAGTGTAGGAATAGAAGCACCATCTATAACTGGTTGGAAATCTTTGTTAACTGCTAATATAGCACCAGGCTTATCACCTAATATCTTTGATAGGTTATCTAGTGATGTCTGCATAGCCTCTTGTACTATCTCTGCGATATTGGATAATACAGCTGAGCTACTTTTGTTCTTGATTACCGATGTAGTAGCTGCTTCATTACCTATGCCTTTACCTGTAGCGTCTTCAGCTGATCGTTCAAAGGCCTCTAACATATCCTGTTCTAATGTTGCTATATGATTCTTTAGTAACTCAACAGATGTACCTGATAGTTCACGCCATTCAAAGTCTGCCTCTGTCTTAGGTCCACTAAAGAACATAGCTTGGTCTACCCCTAAAATCATAGCGGGTTTACCAGGGTTAGGATTACCATCATCATCTACGTCTGCACCCCATACAAGCGGTATAGGTAAGGCAGCCATAGTTAGATATCTATCAAGACTAGATACAAAGTTCATATGGCGTATATTGATTTTAGCCACATCAGCCATTATAGGTACCTCTGATAGATAACATTGTTCTACAGGCATAAAGTCAAAGTCAGTTCGTACTGTCTCTTCTTGGTTAAACGCGTTAGTAGTCTGCTCAGCGTTGTTACGGGTATATCTTGTTATCTCACATAATCCATTAACCATACGATATGCTGTATATACCTCTACTTCTTGTAGACCAAATAGCCCATTCTCCTGGCTTAGTGATTCATATACCACACACATAACAAGATTACGTAGGTCATCAAATCTCCAGTTGATTACTTGGTATCTATCGAGTATAGTAATATAAGGCTTACCATCTTCACCTTCTCTTGGTGCGTCTGTTCTAATCCAACATATACCATCACGAGAAGTTTTATATATAGCTTCTTTGATTACCTCTTCATATGGTCTTTGTCCATCAAGGGCTTCTAATACTTCTTTAAGTCTAGCAGACTCTTCTGTGATTTGTGAAGGTTTTCTGGATATCATGCCTGTTATACCGGTAGATAATCTAGTGACATAGTTCTTAAGGGTCAGTAGCTTCTGCCTAGCACTGTATGTACTTTGGTCCTCATTTGGGTACTTAGCTAGATACTCTTGTAAGTAATCTAGACCTAATTCAAATCTAGTTGTTAAAGCAAACTTATCATAGTGCTTAACATAGTCAGGGTGTACAAAGTCAGGTTGGTCAGAATGTTGTGAGTTAAATCTGGCACCTAAGAAACGGTTACCTACGATTATATTAGTAGGGACTGAGAAGATATTCATATTGGTCCTTTTAGTTAATTATATCATATCTATATTATATCTTATGCGTAGCCACTGTTACCATCTTCTTAGCTATACCATACTTCTTATGACAGAAATAAGTACATGCATCGGTGAAGTCATCTATAGACGGGTGTAAGTCCATCTTCTCTGGTACACCTTTATCTGTATACGCATGCTGTTCTAAAGCCTCACACATCTTAGGGGCTCTGTCTATATCAATGAACCATTTATTATGGTCTAACAAGCCATTAAAACTATTTATTCTATTCTGTATTCTAGGGTTCTTTTTGTCCACTCGTACAGTAAATCCGGCTTGTCTAAGTAGTGCTATATCGGTAGTAGAGGCCGATGTCTTCTGGCTATCCCCGGAGGCGTCTGGATAGACAAATATCATGTAGCTTGAGTATTTATCTTTGATAGCAGTAATGGTCTTAAATGTATCATGTGCAATCATCTCATCAATGCATATTGGTATACCGTCGATAATGATATGTACTATAGATACACAACCACCTACGTTGAAGTCCATCCCTATATGGACAGCTCCTATATTCGCTATTACTTTTTTCTTAATTTTCTTATGATGCTTAGCCCTATCAAAGTATGGGTACACGTTACCAGTGTTTAGGTTAACAAACTCACCATTAAGATAAGCCTTTATTAGGTTAGCCGGATACTGTGACTCAAGCTCCTCTATATACTGTTTAGGCAAATAGGGGTTAGAATATGTAGATGCCCGTACAAGCAGATCCGTTGCTGGTCGGAAATCTTTAACATATCGCTTATAAAAGAACTTAAATCCCTCCGGCGTAGATGTTATATCCAATCTATTGGGCTCACCATTAGGTAACCTTTGCCTATTACGAGCTAATATCTTGTTATATGCTATAGTCATCTTCTCCATAGTGAGCAAGTCGGCCTCATCAATAATGGCGTAGGCCGTTTCATATCCTACTATCATTGCGGGATTATCCATAGACCTAAATATTATTTTACCCTTCATGCCATCGATAGATATTTCTGCGGCACTGCGGTTTAATCTATATTTAAGGCCCATCTGTTCTAGCATATCTGGGAACTTATCAAAAGCTATATCTCGTACAAGTCCGTAGTTAGGAAAGTACATAGCACTTGTTAGGTCCGGATATTCAATCTTAAATCGTATCATTTTGAGTGTACCAATAAACGATTTGCCACTTCCAAAACCGGCGACAAAACCTGTATTAATGGCTTTGGATTCTAAGAATTCCATCTGTGGTTTAGTTACCTTTAAGTTAACAGTAGCCAAAAGTATACCCTCCAAAATAGCCCCTACTTAATGTGTGATTCTCTCGGCACCAGCGTTTGACATTAGAATAATTCTTTTCTTGATTATGTCTATTACAAAAGTCATTGATTGTCTCATCATATACATCTACACGCTGGCCCTCTACAATATAGTACCATGGTTTAAACATTGGGTTATCTATACCTTTAACTTTATTTAGGCCTACCTTATCTGCATGGGCTTGATTCTCTGCTTGTGTTAGCCATTCTAAGTTGCTCATATGATTATTGGTCTTTATACCGTCCTTATGGTTAACTGTTGACTTATCTAATGGATTAGGTATATAAGTTAATGCCACTAATCTGTGTATAAGTAGGGTCTTTCTCTGTTTGTCATCATCGAATAATGTAACCATATCATACCTATCAGTATGTTTAGTACGCATAACTTTAGGATTACCACTTATTAATGAATATACAACACCACATTTAGTTATCATATATCTTGAATAACCAGGGATCTGCTTCATACTAACTCCTTTGTGTATTAAAACCTTATTATACTATATATTATATTTAAACTTAATTTAATATACTATACGGTATAATACACTATATCAAATAAAAGGAGATGTTATGAAATTTAAAGACAAGACTGTAGGTGGGCATCGGGTGAGAAATATAGAATGCCTGGACCCTATTAAGTTATACTGTGTTAGTGCAGAGGTATTTATACATACAGAATGGCTTACATTAACATTCATGGCTAATGGGATATTAAACATCAATAACCCCGATAGTAAATTTAACTTAGTAGAGGATGAATCATGATAGATAGTAAATTAGAGAAGAAATTAGTAATAGAAATAACAGGCAAAGACGTCGAGGATATTTTGGCTGGGTTAAGAGCGGGTAGACGTAACTTATCTGGCTTAGATAAAGGCATTAGGGACTCCATGGATGCTCTAATAACTACTATAGAGCTTGCACTGGACAGACCAATATCAAGTAGGGAGGAAGATAATGTTTAAAAAACTATTTGAAAGTCAACCATACTACACTGAGTGGTTAGAAGAGCTAAAGAATCAGTACCCATTGAGTAAGGAGTCTAAAATCAATTATAAAGACCAGCTATATTTTATACGCAAGAACGGCTATAATGAACTAACTGTAATATACTCTTTTATATTCGCTGATACAGTAGCAGGCTCTGATGTATGGATGAAAAGAGATATGGAGTGGAGAAGCACTATAAAGGAGTATCAGTCATGAACTTCTATGAGTTGTATTTGTTTATGCTTATTGAATATGAGAACCTCAACTTCGGGCAACTGTCAGAAGCTATCATGGATAGCCTTGGATTCTATGGATTTGATGAAATTGCGTTCACATCCAAAGACCCAGACAGATTGAGTAAATATATTGACTCACAAGACTGGTTTAAAGATACCCTGGTCGCGAAATAAGGCCAAAACTAAGGCTAAGGTATATGTTGATATACCTTAGCTACTAATAACGCTTATTTCAAGCTTTTTAATATTCTCCTCAATCTTCTCATCTTGCTCATCATATTTAAAGAACTTATCGGCATACCACTTACCAGGGTCTTTAGATGTTAAGAATACTTGTTCAACAGCCCATACTTTAAGCCGTAGTTCAGCTTCATTAAACAAAGCTAATATAGCATCATTGCCTTTAGCGTTCTTTATACCGGCTTTTAAAGATACACCTATAGCTAATTCTAAATGAGGCTTAGTCTTCATCGGTTGATCATCATCATTAAAGAACTTCTTTAAAGCTTTACTTAAGACTTTAGGTTGTACATAGCATCTACCCCATGTATAATCTCTATATCCATCTTTAGTAATCTTCTCAGCCATGTGCTTGTAATCAATTTGTGGTTTAAACATTTTGTCTCCTTTGTTTAATTATATCATAACATCAATTATGATTAAAGGCGTCTTAATTTAGTGGCGTCTTAATTCTTGGGCTTCTATTTAAGCCGTCTATATAACGCTGTCTATATCATCGTTTTAACAAAAAGTACTAGTTACCGTAACTTTGGCCCTATATATACTTATATTAAAAATATACTACTATTATAACTTTTAATTATATTACTTTACTTATTTACTTTATTTAATATATAAATAAATAAGTAACTAAGTAACAATATATCAAAAGCTATAGCCACAGCGCACTATCAGCAGTTACATGGCTAAGTAATCCCAGTTACATAGTTACTCAGCCTTTTTTTAAAGCATGTCCTATAGTGGCGCTTTAATTTAAGCGCCCTTCGTCTGGTACCTGCCAAGTAACCCCGTTACTGCCCAGGTACCTCATCAACTTATGTTTAAAATATAAGCCTTCTTTTTATTACCACCATCCATATACTTTAAATAAGCCTCTGTTACATTTATATTCTTTGCTGTTCCTACTATTCCAAATAAGTCTTTAGCAGGTGCTCTTTTAATATCACCCATCTTTAAACCTTCATCTTGATAGTCAAAGCTTTTCATATATTCATCTTTAAGCTCACCTAATCTAACCCCGTGTATAACATAACCATACTTGTTACTATGATATATACCTGCTTCAGCTAATTTATTTATCTCACTTTCCTTGATAAAGTTTGTTAGCCATTCTATACCTTCATGTTCTATTACATTATTTTTACTCACAGTACTATTCTTGATAGTATGCTTCTTAGTGTATGCTACTGCTATCTTACTTAATTTTTTATCAGCCCTCTTTCTACCCATTTTAAAGTACTTATCAATCCCTTTATGTAAATACTGATAGATATATCTTGTCACATGTTCTATATAGTCAATATTCTTCTTGCGGACTTTTCTATCTTTTAGTACTCCGCTCTTCTCAAGCTTACTAAATCTATTAGCAAATTGACTCTCTACCCCTGATGTACCACCACCACTACCTAATCCAGCTACATCATCATAGCTAGTGAATATCTTCATATATATAGGTACAGTAACGCGCATACTACCTTTTGGTGTCACATTGATATCACTAATGATATTCTTGAGTCCTTTGTGTAGTTTATTAAACTCATCAAAAAATAGAAACCATGAACCATTAATATTCTCGGGCTCAACACCTGATGGTTTACCATCTAATGCAAGTTTCAGCTCCTCCATCTCCATGTTATAACCTATACCTAAGTTATCTGATAGTATATCCTTGAACAAGAACGTTTTACCAAACCCTGATGTTGCTTGTACCCAGTAGAACGCTTCTCTAAGTCCATGACCAAATCTGTGAGCTAGCATAACGTCTAAGAACGCCTCAAAGTCACCTTTTTTACCAAAGTGTTTTTTATAATCCTTAATGACCTCCTCATCATAAGCCTCCTCATACTTTTTCTTAACTGGCATAATCTCAGTGGTCCTAAATATAGCTGCGCCTCTGTCTATGTCAATACCATTCTTCTTACTCCATATATCATTCTTAAATACAGTATTACTAATTTGCTTATGCTTCACCAGAAATGCAATCATCTTCTTATACATAATATCCTTATGCTTACCTATTATATTGCTTCTTTGCGTAGTAGTGTAGTCACCCTCGCCGTAGTACTGCATTAACAGTGATTCTTTCATAGCGCCTTTCTCATCCGGAGTCAAGTCCCTCTCTACTTTATCCCAGATAGCAGATACATCACTTTTATCAACATATCTCCTACCTCCACTTGATGATACCCATACTACTTGCTTTGTTTTGTAATTCCATATACTATTATCGATGTACGCTAATACAGCATTAACCTCAAATAATAAATCATTCTCAAATTTATCAACTATCACTGGGTATTTGTTCCGTAGCTTAGCTACTTCTGTAGGGTCAATCGTTCTCTCATCACTCTTCATGATGTATATACCCTCACCGCATCCATTACAGTAATAAAAGTAATTACCACTGTCTGTTTTGTTACAAAAGGCTCCTCCATCATTGTTACCATGGCTCTTGCTATTATGACATCCACACCTAACATAACCCTCACTCTCTATTATGTCAATCATCTCATCACCGCTCAGCTTCTCATCTGAATCTTCACGGTGCAAGAAGTGAATCTCTTCATCATATCTATCATGGCTCCCAGATTCAATCTGAGCGTCCACACTCTCTAGACTAGTATTATCGTTACCAACATCTTTGAATGCCTTCAGGTCAATCCTCGAGCCTTTAACAATACTAATAATCTTATTAGTTTTCTTATTGAGGTTTGGCGACATATTATTGACTGAGCTATGCATTGCTATATCTAAAGCTAAGCTTTTTAGTGGCCCACTTATGATGCTTTTGTATACAGTAGCAAATTCTTTCTGGGTGCCAGGTGGTCCATCAATAAATGCACCTATATGAAACTTTTCCCAGCTTTGTTTGCTACTCTTTGAAGCTAAGATAACACAACCCCAGCCAAGCTCTTTAAATATGCCTTCTATCTCACTGAGATTAACTGGGCCTTCAATACATCTCTCTATTTTCTCACCATGCCTATCAATGATAGCCTCTTTGTTATCAACATCAAAAAAGATACAACCCTTACCGTCAAAAGTTTCTATATTATCTATAGCTCTACGGTAATTGACCATCTGGCCACCATTAGTCTTTGTTTTAGGCTCTTTGAATTGTTGAGTGCAGACTGCGTGAGTCCTCATGAGTTTACCTAGCTTTTTAAGGTTTTTTACCTCAACAGGTTTAAAATCCTGATAATAACCTTTACTGTCACCTTGTTTAGGGTGCGTTTTTGACGCGCTTAATTTAAACATAGTTATCCTTATAGCATAAAATTTTATGGGGTTTATGGTGAGGCTGCGAAGCTCTACTTATATGATGCACACCGGAGCTTCGCGGGTCGTATGTGCATCATATAAATAACCCATAAACAAGAGCCGGAACAAGGACTCTTGCTTATAGGTTATGAAATAAGCCAAGTGATAAAATATCGATTTTTATTTGATTTCCTTATTAGTCTAATAAAAATATTGGCTTATACCAAAGAGTTCCATAGAACCCTTCAGAATAAGAATAATTTGATTAGGTACCGCTTATAGTACCATATATGAGGATAGCGAGAGTGGGTGCGGCTGGATAACCAGGGATAACTATCCTCATATATAATACAAATTATAGAGGTGACATACACTAAAGGGTCATAGCCAATAGTGCACTTACCCTCTGATGAACCTTGAAGCGGTAACTAAAAGGCTCATAAGAAGATAAGATGATGGTCTGTGGCACTGAACCATCATCTAAGTACATAAAGGAGGTATCCAGAATATACGAACTATATCAATAATCATAAGAAAGAACGGTACGTGTCGGTTAGACAAGAGAATTATACTATATATTATATTAAACTAATATTAAAGACTCATTTAAACTTACTTTAATATACTATATGGTATAATACATTGTCTAAATATAAAGGAGGCAGTATGAAAAAGCAATCAGGAGAAGAGTTTATAACTACATCACCAGCAGGAGGTATAGCATCGTACACACCATCAACAGATACATTCTATATGGATTATGATAGACATACTAGAATCTACACAAACAGAGCAGAGGAATGGATAGGTCACGAAGACCCTAGACCTTGGATGTATGAGAATCAGGAGGTAATAGATCATGATTAGTTTTTGGATAATAGTACTATTTATAGGTACAGTATCGGTAGTAATAAGTGACGAACGGGCCCAACGAAAAGGAGAAAGACAATGATATATACAGTAGAAAAACTAGATGACCACCCTGAGCTAGTAGGTAATATATTTGAGTTTGTAAGAGTACAGCAAATATGCCATACTATACCACTTAACATCGGTGATAGAGTAGTATTTGTATCACTTACAGGTATGGGCTTCGCTACATTCAAAAAGCTTAACACAAAAGGACCTATATTTCATATATACCTAGAGGAAGAACTAAAACTAATAAAGGAGCAACAATGATTGAGCTATTTAAACAACAACACTACTTTAATAAATGGGTTGAAGAGATGATGATGTTCGACAAGAACATCCAGGAGAGTATGGACCCTGTAAAATATATGGATGGTATACTAAAGAACATGGACCCAATTGACTATATAAGTGATTTTTTCTCTTGGAATGATTCTATTTATAATGTGGATTTTTGGGATAAGTATAATGATGAGTGGCAGGATATAGTGGGAGAGGATAAACAATGGATAATCAAATAAAGTTAGTAATCTGGTCAATATTAACAAGTACACTAAGAAGTTCGGGGTTACTGGATAAACAAAACAAACCTATACCCAGAAGGAAATTAAAGCCAGAACAGTATGACAAAGTGGATGCTGATATAATGGACTTCTATAAGTATTTAGATTTAGTCACGTTTCACGGCACGCATGAACTCAAGAAAGCTAAAGCTCCAGTTGATGCATTACCGGAGAATGAGAAGAAAGGCAACTTTATATTAGTAGCCCTACAAGTGGCAATGATTGGACTTGCCGAAACTAAAGTGATATCGAACAAAAAGGTATACCTACATGCTACCCGGCTTGTGGATATCATCACAGAGGAGATCAGAGAATATGCTGCCATGGGGTTAGTAGAAAATGGAACCTTAACTAAAGACCAGATACAAGATTATACCCGTAACACTATTAGGAGCTCGCACCGTATCGCTGATAACCTAGTACGGTTTATAGAAGGTAGACCCGTGCTAGATAAAGAGCTTCGTGATAAACAAAGACATATTCGTAAGCACGTTTAGACTAGAACTAATATACTATATGGTATAATATAACATATAAAGAGTTAGAGAGTTTAATCCTTTATAATCAAAGCTAGCCTAACGGCGGTATTACTAAAAGGAACTAAAATGAAAAAATATTATGTATATACATTCACTCTACTAGGTATTGTGATATATGTAGGTAAAGGTATAGGTGATCGTATAGATCTAGAAGAAAGAAATGACTGGTATAACCTTCTACGCGGATTCTTTTCACAAGGTGAAATTCGTGAGAAAGTTGCAAAGCATCTTACAGAGAGAGAGGCCCTTACTTTAGAGGCGCAACTAATCAAGAAGTATAACCCTATGTTTAACAAAACACAAGGACTTACTCCTCAAAAATGGGTTGAGCTTACTAAAAAAGGTAGAAAAGAACTATTAAAAGATCAAGTATCTACATCTATAGGTGTAGAGGGCCTTGAGCCTTTTGATGTAGCTCAAGAGATTGTATCTAACTTAAAGCCAATACTGTATAATAAAGTATTAATTGTTGGTAATGACGGTTTTGGTGGAGTAAATCTATTAAAAGCTTATCAAAAGAGATATGGAACGCTTAGCAATATCACTTTTATTACTAACGAAAAAGGTGGAGCATATATAATGAATGAAAATATAAAAGGCATCAGCGTGATAAATACAGACTTTTTAGAGTATGATTTCAAAGACCAAAGATTTGATCTAGTTCTTATGAATCCGCCTTTTGGTAACCAGAGTAGTCTAGCTAATAAATTTGTTGAGCATGCTTTGACTATCACTGATATAGTAGGGGCTATTATACCAACGGGCATCAATAGTAATATAAGATCTCAAATAGAGACATATAATATCTATGATAAAAAAGTTATGAATATAGCAACTCATATTTATGGGTGTATAGTAAAAAAAGGTTATACACACGCAGAGCGTATGCCTGTAGACCCAAACCTTGTTAATGAAAAGTACCTAGCAGGTCCGCTACTTCATGCGGCATACCAGGAGGTTACTGAAACAGGTTTGTACAGAGGTAAAGGCCTAAACACTGATACATTAGCCAAAAAGTATCCGAAGTCTAGTTATCTTGTTATTACTTCACAGGGGTTTAAGGGTCTTGTTACAGATATGCCTACTTTTATACAAAGTATACAGACCCTTTCTATTGTACATATTCACGCTATAGAAGCAACCCAAGATACTTTTGAAGATATACTAAAAGCTACAAAGGATAGTCGTATATCTTATGGCACGCCTATTTTTAACAGACTACAGGGCAAATGAAAATATAAAAGGTATCAACATGATAAATACAGACTTTTTAGAGTATGATTTCAAAGACCAGAAATTTGATTTGGTTCTTATGAACCCACCTTTTAAAAAGCAGGGTAAATTTATGGATAAAGTAACTACACTTAGCACTACTATTGGTTATATAATGTCCGCAACAAGATTCATGGATAAGTTTATGGCCCATAGCACAGTTATACGGACTTTTAAAAAGGGAGAATTTACTGGTGTTAATGTTAAAGTATTCGCGGGTATATATAATAAAGATATTCTAGGTAAATTTACAACTATTCGAGAGGCATACTATACACCTACAACTTTTAATTCCTATAAGACCGTATGTGATAAAGCGCAGGGTGGTATAGTAAGCCGAAAGAAATTCCCTAACTCTGTTGTAAATTGCTTAATTAGTTTTAGTGGTACATCACAGAAGTATGGCAGTAAGTGGTTTTACGCTAAAGAGCCCATAGATATTTTTGATATGGCAAAAGAGGGGCATAAATGGTTTGCTACTGTAGAATGTTCTGAGCTAGAGGCTTCGGCTATTTACGAACAAGCGCTAAATCTTTCACATGATATAGCAGGCGATGGGGGTTTAAATTTTGACCCCGGATACTGGAATGGCTTTAACATACTAACAGGTAGTTAAAGTGATAGCCCTTTTATTACTAACGAAAAAGGTGGAGCCTATGATGATGCTAAACATCAATTTGGAGATTCAACACAGGTAAAAGAACAGTAGGAACTTTAACCTATGATTCTGGCTACTTTAACGGATTTATACTATTAGGCTTAAACTAATATACTATACAATATAATACACTTATCAAAGGAGATAAAATGAGAAGACAAACACTAAACTCTACAGGCATCAACAGAGACGGCTACACAAGCCTGCCTAGAACACACGTTAGGGACACCAACAACGTACTGTCACAGGTCGAAGAGGGTTTAAGCTACCTTTACTACTCAACCCTAAGGAACGACAATGGTCTAAAGGACCCAGCAAAAGACAAAGCAACAGCCATTGAGTTTTTCAAAGCAGCTATATCACTTTTGGAGGCACAGTCATGAGCATGAAAGTAGGCAAAAGGACTAAGGAGTTCCAGGACTTCTTTACCCCTAAGGATGTAGCTAAAGATCTATTCAAACAATACAAAGGTTATTTAAAAGCACCTCCATATATCAATAAGATACTAGAGCCCGCTGTTGGTTCTGGTAATCTACTTTGGCCTTTACTTAAATCAAAGTACAAAGTTGATATAACCTGTATGGATATCCAAAAAGAGTACCTTAAATTCCTAGCTAAAAAGGCAAAGAAAAAAGGGTACAAAGTAACCACTGATAAAGATGGTTTATTACATATTTTAAACTAGAACTAATATACTTTATGGTATAATATAACATATCAAATAAAAGGAACTAAAATGAACTTCAAACAACTTCAACTTCTCACTATGAGAAAGGCACAAAAAGTAAATCACATATTACATCTACTTCTCAGTATCATTACTGCAGGAGCATGGGTAATAGTATGGATACTACTAGTAATCAACGCGGCGCTTAAAATCAATTGTATCGATGATAAGTTAAAAAAAGCAGAAACTAACCCAGCTGTACCAGCTACGATAGACTGCTTTAGATTATGGTAAAGGAACAATATGAAAATACTATACACAGTCTCCATGATGGATAATCACGTACATCTGGAGGGTAGATACTTCAGATTAGTAAAGAGAAAGGCTGGGGTTAATAAGAGCCCTAAAACTCAGGTGGGTGATATAGTCAAACTACATCGCTTTGATAAAAATGGCTATGCAGTGTTACTCACA